ACTTTACTGAATAAGGCTGTTTCTTACTTGGAGCATCATTCTTCATGATTCCTGTAATCATCGTCCCCGTCTTAAACAGGTATGACCTACTAGAACGCTGCCTGCAATCCATCGACTATCCGGTGGAGACACTCATCGTCATTGACAATGGTGGGCAGTCCACGTTGCATGATTGGCCTTGGGTGATTGACCGTCGCCATGTCAAGAATTATCACGTTTGGTCTATGCCAACGAACCTCGGTGTCGCCCCATCATGGAACCTCGGTATCAAAGCAACCCCTCACGCTGACGGCTGGATAATCCTGAACTCTGACGCATACTTTGAGCCAGGACAATTAGAGGTTTTCTACAACGATTGCAAACCTGATTCGGTGACATTGACTGAGGCGAAGCCTGGTTGGTGTTGTGCATGGATCGGGTCTGAGGTGATTGCAAAGGTTGGATTGTTTTCGGAATGTTATGTCCCCGCCTACTTTGAGGACAACGATTTTGAAGAACGTGCCAAGCGAGTCAACATACAGTTCTGGACTTCGGATGCTGAGATAGTTCACGACAACTCTTCTACGATTAACTCTGCACCAGAACTAAACGAACGCAACGCTAAGAGCTTCGCATCAAACGCTGCGCTTCACACGATGCGCTGGCAATCAGGTTTACCCGATGCTGGACATTGGGACTTAACACGACGAAGGGAACTCGGATGGGACTAAGAGAATACGACCCGATGGACGACTATGAGAATCTGCATGAAGGCGAGACCATCTATGTTCTCGGCTCAGGTGCGACACTCGACTATCTGTCACCAGGCTTCTTTGACGACAAGGTAACTATCGCAGTTAACTTCGTTGGCTCAGTATTTGGGTTGAAGGGTTATTACTGTTTCAGCCATTATCACGAAGACGCTCAGCATGAGGCGAAGCGTGAGGATTGTATTGGGGCGTTTACTCCTGAGCGTGAGCATGGTACTGATGGGGTGTTTGCTGGGTGTGCTGGGAATCTGACGACGTTCGGTACTCGTACCGGTAGACCTGGGACATCGTTTGATCCGCACGGTAAGGATTGGCCTGTGTTGTCAGGACAGTTGACTATCGGGTCTTCGAGCATTCATGGGGCGATGCACTTGGCAGCGCACATGGGGGCGAAGTTCATTGTGTTGGTTGGGGCTGACTGTGGGCAGTTAAACGGTAAGGACAGGGTTGACGGATATGTTGCTGGTGATTCGCATTGGGCTTTGTATGAGATGCACCTTCGAGCGATGAAGCAACGGTTGTGGGATGTTTATTCCTGTCAGGTGTATTCGTTGAATCCGTTTGTGAACTATTCGCTTGAGGGTGTGCAGTATCGTGGTGCTGCGAACATAAACTAGAATCGGGACACCATGATTAACCAAGGGTACGCAACCAGAAATCAAGTTAAGGCAGCTCTCCGCATTGGGACGGCTGACACTCTTGATGATGACTTGATTGATAACTGTGTTGGTGCAGCGTCACGTCTTATTGATGGTTATTGCAATCGTCGCTTCTGGCAGACAGGCACAGCGGAGGCACGGGTTTATCAGGCAGAGGATTCGTTTTACTGCTCTATTGATGACATCGCTGGAACAGCAATCACACTCAAAACATCTTCACAGGCTGACGGAACTTTTGACGTGACATGGAAAGTATCTGACTACCAGCTTGAACCATTGAACGGAAACCTTGACGGGTTGACTTGGAGTTACGACAAGATTCGTGCTGTAGGTGATTACCTGTTCCCAACGGTGAATGCGAACTATGGTGAGCAGGCTTTGGTTCAGGTGACCGCTGTATTTGGTTGGCCTTCGGTGCCAGAGCCAATCACCCAAGCTACAATCATCCAGGCTTCACGCATCTTCAAACGCTACGACTCTCCGCTCGGTGTGGCTGGCTTCGGTGACTTGGGTGCGATTCGTGTGTCTCGCTTCCTTGACCCTGATATGGCTCAGCTAGTCGAGCCGTATCGTCGTATGCGGATTTACGCATGAGCTATTCCGTAACAGACATCAAGCAAGGTATCGCTAACGCCCTTGCCACGATCCCAGGTCTGCGGGCTTACGCCCAACAACCAGACAACATCAATGCTCCTTTCGCTTGGCCTATGTTGGATTCAATCACCTACAACGGGGCTATGCGTGGCGGTCTGGTAACTCATGTGTTCACGGTGTCGGTGGTTGTAGGTAGGGCTGCGGAGCGTACCGCCCAGACTGCTTTGGATGGGTTTCTGTCTTATGAGGGTACGACTTCTGTTCGTGCAGCATTGGAAGCGGATCGCTCGTTGGGTGGGGTGGTTCAAAATCTGCTGGTCGAATCTGCGAGCAATATCTCCACGATGGATGGCAACGATGCAACCTATCTGATGGTTGACTTCCGTGTCGTGGTGTACGCTTAGTTGATACGCATTCCTGCGAGCGTGTAGAGTTTCAGTAGTAAATCTTCGAGTGCCGGAAGGCAGGAGTCACAAACATGGCAAAGCAAGTTCTCACAAACGTGGCGGTTACCTTCGGTACAGCGAACACGGACATCACCTCATACGTAACGTCAGTAACACTCAACCTGTCAAAGGCAGAAGTTGCTACAACTTCGTTCGGTTCATCTGGTGCGGTCACTCGAATCGCAGGCCTCGCAGACAACTCAATCACACTTGAGTTGATGCAGGATTACCCAACGATTGAGAAGTTGTTCTACGACGCTTGGTCTGCTGGTACTGCTGTACCGATGACGGTGAAGCCAAACGGAACTGCTGCTGCTTCAAGCACGAATCCACAATATGCGTTTAACGTGGTACCACTAACCTGGCAAAGCGTGAACGGTGCGGTGGGCGACATCGCTACGGCGAGCATCACCTACCCAATCGACGGTGCTGTAACTAAGACCGGTACTGGCGCATAACTTTTCTAGTTAACCCTTAACCCTGCGGAGGAATAATGAAAATAGCGTTAGAAGTAACGTCGTCATTGGATCAATCAAAGCGCACAATTATTGCTGCGTTCCCAGACTTCATCGCCTTTGAACAGAAGTTCAGTAAGAGCGTTGCAAAGTTTGAAGCCGAACTAACTCTCACCGATTTAGGTTTCTTGGCTTGGCATTCTGAACATCGTCAGAAGCGCACAGGTTTAGATTTTGATTCATGGATTAACGAGATTGAAGCATTGGAGTTGGGTAACCAAGCTGACGCTGTGATCGTCCCTTTGGAGATCAGTCAGCCCATTGGATGATTGCGTACCTGTCTGTTGAGACAGGTATCGCTCCTTCGGTGTTGCTGGCAGAAGACCCTCGAATGTTGTTCACGATGTTTGCTTATTTGCGTTGGAGAGCAATTCATCTAAACAAGTAGTCTTGCTGTATGGCGGTTTTCGGCAGAGCAGGACGAGTCTCAATTACTGGTGGCAACGATGCCATTCAGATTATTGGTATCACAGAGTTCCTGCGTGATGCTTCAAAGGCTGACAAACGCTTTGACGGGGAGATGCGTAAGGCTGCACAGAATGTGGCTGAGAATCTAAATCTGAAGGCTAAGGCTGAGGCTGCGACTGTTACTCGTTCAAGCCAGGCGATTGAGGTGATGAAGGGGATGCGGGCTAGGCGTGACCGTATCCCGACTATTAAGTTGAGTGAGAAGTCTGCGTTTGTTTCTAAGTCCAATCCAAATCGCAAGCGTAAGCGGAAGGTGACTAGGGGTGACGTGTTCTTTGGTGCTGAGTTCGGTGGTCAGGCTCGACCTAGGACGAAACAGTTCTTGCGCCATCGTGGGCGTTCGGCGTACTTCTTCTGGCCTACTGTCCGTAAGGAAAAAGAGAATATCGCTAGGGAATATCTGGACGCTATTCAGAAGGTTTTGAATACCCTAAAAGATTCTTGACTTTGGCTGAGTTTCCTGTACCCTTCTAGAAGGAGGGGTTATGGCAGTTCTGTTCAGGAATGTGAAGTCTATTTATCCGAAGCCGTTGGCTTCGTCTTGGGAGCAACTCAAAGAGCTGTTGTCGTTGCATGAGGAGAACGCTGTCAAGGCTGCGGGTGCGTTGTGGTCTCCGGTTGAGTATGACGCTGGCACTACCAGAGGCAACCGTAATGTGAGGTTTGTGGAAGCCCTTGTGGTTGACATGGACGGTGAAGCGTTTGACCATGCACGTCTTGACGGTTTGGAATGGTTTGCGTATTCGACCTATTCGCATCGTCTAGACGATCCTCACTATCACCTTGTTTTGCCGTTAGCTGAGAAGGTACCTGCGTCGTTATGGCGTGTGGTGTGGCAGGAGTTGCATGACCGTATTGGGTTGGTTGGTGACCCTCAGACTAAAGACCCTGCACGTATTTTCTATCTACCTCAACACGCACCCGATCAGCCGTTTGAGTTCCATGAGGGTCATGGTGTGTTGTTGGATTCATCGTTCAGGTTGGATGTTGAACCTGTCGTCAATCCTGTGTCGCCTCGCTCGAAGCAGGTGCGTCAACCTCGTCAGCGTCGTGCTGGTGCAGAGGTGTTGGATGAGGCTTGGTGGAATGCGCCTACAGATATTTCTCGTTGGGATGGTTTGTCAGGTAAGGAACTTTATTCTGTGATGTTGGATGAGTTTGTTGCTTTGCGGAATGGGCTGACTGTTCTTTAGTAGAATCGTCCGCATGGCTGGTGAGCGGACATTCGTTGTTAAGTTTATTTCTGATACCGCTGCTGCTAAAGCTGGGTTAAAACTTCTATCCGGTGACGTTAAAGGGTTCGGGAAAGAGGTCGGGAAAACTGCCCCATTGTTTTCCGCTATGGCTATTGGGGCTACCGCAGCTTTGGGTGCTGTTGCTGTTGGGTTGACTAAATCGGTTAAGGCTGCGATGGAGGATCAGGCCTCGCAGGCAGAGTTGCAACGTCAGCTGGAGAAAACCTTTGGAGCTAATGAGGCGTTAACTGCTTCGGCTGAACGGTATATCTCAGTTACTCAACTCCGCACAGGAACTTCCGACGTGGAACTTCGAGACTCGCTTGGCACGTTGGTTCGAGCGACAGGTGACCTCACTCAATCTCAAGACCTTCTCAATACTGCTCAAGATATTTCTGCTGCGACAGGTAAAGACCTTGCGTCTGTTTCGTTGGCGTTGGCTAAGGCCAGCCAGGGACAGTTCACAGCGTTATCCAAACTTGGTATCCCACTCGACGACAACATCAAAAAGTCCAAAGACTTTGAAAAGGTTGTAGGTCTATTGAATGACCAGTTCGGTGGTGCTGCGGAAACCGCTGCTGGAACCTTCGGTGGACAGTTAAAGATTCTGCAAGGTCAGTTCGGTGAGATATTAGAAACAGTAGGCGCAGCGTTATTGCCGTATCTCCAACAGTTCTCGGAATACTTAGTGAACAATGTTGCTCCAGCCATACAGCGTGTCACCACAGTCATCGGTGAAAAAGGATTGCTCGCAGGTTTCCAGCAACTCTTATTTGAATCAGGTAGTGCCGGTAAGGCCATTGTCTCAACACTTAAGTTCATAGCAGTAGGTTTTGCCCTCGCTACTAACGCAATCGCTCCGTTCATCTATTTGTCGAGAGCTGCATATAGAGCTACGACTCTTGACTTTAAGGGTGCTTGGGAAGACATGAAGTCTTCGGTCAAAGAGCAAATCCCTATCGTGCCTTTGATGAACTCGTTTGACAAATTAGGAACATCTGTAAATCATTACAAACTGAACATTCGTGACGCTATAAATCAGCAAACAAGTTTCAAGGGTTCAGTTGATGATTTGGCTGGTGATACGACTGGTTTGGGCAAGGTTAAGAAGGCTTTGAAAACTGTCACCGAAAAGTTGGATGAATACAACAAGAGCCTGGGTGTGTCTGAGCGTTTGCAGGATCGGTTAAAGAAGGCGAGCAAGTCTGAGGAGAAATCGCTTGCTTCGTTGACTGATGCGAATACGAACCTGGCTAACGCTAAGGCGAAGTTGGCTCAGATTGAGCGTGGTTTTGGTGCTGGTTCACCGGAGGCTATTGCAGCGCAGAAGGAGTTGGACAAGGCTCAACGTGCGCAGGAGCGGGCGACGTTTGCGGTTGAGGAGGCTATCTATTCGGTGGCTGATGCTGAAAAGAATCTGGCTGATGTTCGTAAAGACCCTGAGTCTTCACCGATGGATATTCGTCGAGCAGAGCTGGATTTGGCTGAGGCGAAGTTGTCGGTGAAGGATGCGATTGATTCTCAGATTGATTCAACTAAGGAGTTGAATGACCAGCAGACGTTGTTGAATGAAACTATTTCTGGTGCGACGGTTGGTTCTATCCTTTACGATGAGGCGTTGAAGAATCTTACTGATGCAACTACTGAGCAGGCTTCAGCGTTTGAGGCTTGGGAGGATGCGGTCACTAGCACGAAGGAAGCTCAGGATGAGTTCAATAAATCGTTGCAGGCGACAGCTGATTTGATTGCGAAGTATCCGAAGGTGTTGGGTGGGATGCCTAATCCGATGGCTGGGGTGACGAGCCAGGTGCCGGTGACGGCTGGGGGTGGTTTCTCGTTAAGGCCGAATGATACATATCAGATCAATATCAATGCTGCGATTGCGGAGCAGGGTTTGCCTCAGAAGGTGGTTGAGGCGTTGCAACAATACAATCGGAGTATCGGCAAGATTCCTGTGACAACGAAGTAGCACGATGGCTGTTGCGATTCCTAACTGTGGCACCTATACGGTGGAGATGGATTATGGTGCGTCTACGAATGCGTTTGTGTTGGATTCAGCTGTGGCTGGTGTGCTTGACCAAAGCGTGTATGTGTTGGAGGGAACTACTGACTGGCAGGATGTGACTGCTTATGTGAAGCAGGTGTCGATCAATCGTGGCAGGCAGAACAGGTTCCGTGACCCTACAGGTCAGCCTTCGACTGCGACGTTGCAGATTGAGGATTCGGATTATCGGTTCAGTCTGGTGAATGAGGGTTCGCCTTATTGGAATACGGCTAAGGGACGCTTGGGGTTTGAGTTGAACTCTGGTGTACGGATCAGTCGTAATGGCACCTACCTATTCACCGGCATCATCACCCAGTATGACCAGCGCATCGAGAATCCGAGTCGGTCATTGGTGACTGTGAACTGTTCTGATGAGCTGTTCAGGTTGAACAACACCAAGGTCGCTTCAGGGTCGGTAGTGCCGGAACGCTCTGACGTGCGCATTGACAAGGTGCTGACTTCGGTGAATGCGTTCGGCAAACCAGGTCAACGGGTGCTGGAAGAAGGTGTAGCGAACTTAGGTAACGCACCGATTGACGCTTCGTCATCAGTTATGGAATATCTGATGCGTGTCAACAACTCTGAGCAAGGCCGTATCTGGGTCGATGGTGCAGGGAACTTCCATTTTGACAGACGGCTTCTCGGCAAACTACAAGCGATCAACGGCTACCTATCCGATGCCGGTGGCACAGCCATCCCATACACGACCTTTGACATTGTGAGTAACTGATATGTCATTCGGTTCATTCTCCTGGCAAGTTGACCTCACACTTTTCTCTGCTCAACTTGAAGCAGAACTAGCGGACTATTTCGCTAAAGAAAACTCGTCACGCCCTAACGACTTCACCCCAACCAACCCGTCCGTAGTCAATACGGTGAACGTCGCTATTGCCCCGCCAATCCCAACAGCAGACAACCTGCAACCAACCATTGAATACGCTCAAGCTGTAGTTGCTGAATCTGTTGCTGAGTTCGGTGTACAAGAAACACCACTCGTCGTCACGCTGCTAGAAACCTTGGACGATGCAGGAGACCTCGCTGGGTACCTCACTCGTCCTGTGCCTGCGTTCTGGTTTGGCAACATTCAAGTCGTAATGAACGGTCTCACCGATGCACAACGAACCACCATCAGTTCACTCGATATCGGCTCACAACTATCGGTCACCAAATCGTTCCCGAACTCAACCCCATCAACAGTCACACAAATCATGGCACTCGAAGGAATCAGCCATGACATCACCCCAGACCGACACATCGTCACCCTGTACACCAATCCTGCCCGCATCTACACCTACTTCATTCTTGGCACCGATGAACTAGATGATGACACTAAGGGTTTAGGCTAGAGTAGGAGTCACTATGGCTGGACTTGGAAAGAAAACTTGGTCTCCTGGTGATGTTCTCACCAGCTCAGATGTAAACGGTTATTTGATGGAACAATCGGTGATGGTTTTCGCCGGTACTGCTGCGAGGGCTTCAGCGATCCCTTCCCCTTCTGCGGGTATGGTTGCGTATTCAACGGCAACGAATTTGCAGGTTTACCATAATGCTGCTTGGTCGAATGTGGGTTCGTCTTCTGGGTTGGTTTATATTACTGGCACTTCGTTTAGTGCTGCTGCGACGGTGAGTTTGCCAGCGAACACGTTTACTGCAACGTATAAGAATTATTTGATTAGATACACGATTACGGCTGCATCGGTTGATTCAACTGTTATCAATGTGCGTCTTCGTGCTTCTGGTACTGATTCATCAGCAGCTTCATACAGTAATGCTGGTGTTACTTATGTTATTGGTGGAGCAACGATTGGTGCAGCGAACATCCTGAGCGGTACATCTTGGCAGTTCACACAGTTCAACTCCTCTGATCGCAACAAGGTGCAGCTGCAAGTGTTGTCACCGCAAGTCGCAGCAGACACAAACTTCTTTTGGGACACATACGGTCGTGTTGGTGGTGCACAAGGTGGCGGTCATGGAACAGGCGAATTCCGTGCAGCAACCCAGTTTGACTCGTTAACCCTTTTCCCGGCATCAGGGAACATCACAGGAAGTTATGAGGTTTATGGTTATGCCCTCTCCTAAACCAATGGTGCAAGACGGTTTTGAATATCGTGAGATGAACGACGCTGAGTTCGCTCAATACGAGATTGACCAGGTTAAGGCTGGTGAACAGGTTGAGAAGGATTTAGCGAAGGCGAGTGCGAAGGCATCTGCGGAGTCGAAGCTGAAGGCTTTGGGTTTGACTGATGCTGAAGTTTCTGCGCTCCTCGGCTAGTCGTTATCTAGTCTTTGTCCCTGCGCTTCTTGGTTTCCTAGTTACTTCATCGTCAGCGAAGGCTGACGGGTTTGGGGTGTGGGAGTTCTCGAAGTCTTGTCTTGCCAATGAGGGTGGGACGGTTGTGCCGGTTGACGGTGGGTTTAGGCTGACCGGTGCTGATGGTGGGACGTGTGCTGGGAAGTCGAATTGGGTGAAACTTGAGGCCGTCATCCCAGAGGGAACTAACGAACTCGGTTTTCAATGGGCGTATCAAACGAATGATGGTTGGTGGTATGACCCTCCACAGATTGTTCTCAATGGTGTTGTTACACAGTTGACGAATCAGAACAATGCCACCGGATCAGCAATCATTCCTGTTCAGCCTGGTGATGTGTTTGCGTTCCGACAGTTCTCAACTGACTCATGCTGCCAACCAGGCAACCTCACGATTACAGGGTTGACATTAGGCTTGGGTGAATGGGTATCTACAACCTCATCCACAACAACGACGACGACCTCTACTACTACTGTCCCGTCAACGACTGTCCCTGTCACCAACCCGACTACTACGACAGTTCAAGAAACAACTACTACGACTTCGAGTCTTCCTCAAACATCCGCCCCATCAACCACAACGGAACCACCACAAACGTCAACAACAATCCAAGAAACAGTTTCACCGGTTACCTCAACTAGCTCAACGACGACAAGTACATCAACGACTGTAGCCCCAACAACGACCACGACGGTTTATGTCCCACCGGCAACAACTTCTACTGTTCCCGAAACAACGACAACCACCATAACGGAACCAGAACCAGCACCCACCACAACGGCGAAGCCTCCAGCAGAAACAACCAGCACAACTTCAACAAATCCACCAACAACGACATCAACCATCCCTCCTGTGACCACATCTGAACCTGATGTGACCACAACGCTACAAGCCCCCACAGACGAGCCTCAACCGCTCACCCAAACAGAACTACTCAACACCCTAGAAGCCCTCTCAGAAGCGTCCCCAGAGGCCATAGAAGCCATCGTGGATGAAGTACTAACCAAAGACCTAGACACCAGCCAAGCCACCCTCCTCATCACCAGCCCAGCCGTACTCAACCACATCACCCCCACCCAAGCCGAACAACTCTTCAACGAAATCACCCCAACCGAACTCAGCCCTGACGAAGCCGAAGCGGTAGTCGAAGCGGTACAGGAGGCACCGAACTCGGTACGCAAAGCATTCGAGGCGGTGCTGAATATCTTTCAAGGTTTCGCAGACAACTATGTTCCACTCAACTCAACTGTGCCAATCAGCACTCGTCGTGCGTTGATTGCGTTAGGTGCTGTATTCTTGACCGTAGCCCCTGCACCGAGTCGAAGGATTAAGTGATGAAGTTTTGGGGTGAGTTCCATGCGCTGATATGGACAATCGCAGCATCAGT